AGAAGTTCACATATACGCAACAAGAGTCATACCGACTCGATCATATTGCAACAGTAGAACTTGGTGAGAAAAAGATCGATTACTCTGAAGTAGAAACATTGCACCAACTCTACAAGACGGACTACCAGAAGTTCATCGAATATAACATCAAGGACGTTGAGTTGGTGGACAAGTTGGAAGACAAGATGCGTCTCATTGAGCAAGCAATGACAATCGCATACGATGCAAAGGTCAACCTCAATGATGTATTTACCCAAGTAAGGATGTGGGATGTGCTCATACATAACTACTTGTATGATAGGAACATCGTGATTCCTCCAAAAGACACGCAAGGAAAAGATTCCAAATTCGCAGGTGCTTATGTCAAAGACCCTCAAGTTGGGTTGCACAATTGGGTAATGAGTTTCGACTTGAACTCTCTATACCCTCACTTGATCATGCAGTACAATATTAGTCCAGACACGTTTATTGAGGGACAGTATACCGACACATCAATTGAAGACATCATCGAAAAACGGATACCTCAATGTCCAGAAGATCAAGTTCTTGCTCCTAACGGATATCATTATGTCCGAGAGCAACAAGGGTTCTTGCCAAAGATGATGGAAATGATGTATAATGAACGAGTGCAGTACAAAAAGAAAATGCTTGAAGCACAAGCAGAATTAGAAGAAGTGAATAGACAACTGAAGGAGTTGGAAAATGAAGAAAGGTGATGTAGTATCTGTCGTATCCATTGCGGGAGAATATGTCGGTAAGTATAATAACAGTGGTGCGGGAACAATCACATTAGATGACCCACGCATGCTTATCCAAAACGAACAAGGAATGGGATTCGCAGCTGGTATCTGTGTCACGGGCAAACGTGACCCAGACACAGTAACATTTGCACAATATGTTTTTGTCACACCAGTCAATGACGATATCGAGAAAGCATATCGTTCAGCAGTGAGTGGTTTAGTACTTTGACGAAAGAGCAACTGATTTCACGTAAGAAGCAATTAGAGAAAGATATCTCTAAATATAAGAACTTGCAACTTGCAAAGAAGGTTCAGTTAAACTCCGCATACGGTGCATTAGGGAATCAGTACTTCAGATTCTTTGATGTGCGTATGGCAGAGTCGATTACACTGAGTGGGCAATTGTCCATTCGGTGGATCGAAGCACGAATGAACGAATACCTCAATAAATTATTAAAAACAGAGGGCAAAGATTATGTCATTGCATCAGATACAGATTCGTTATACATTTCTTTTGACCACTTGGTTAACCAAGTGTTTAGAAAGGGAGATGAACTACATCACCTTGATACGAGCAGGGTGGTCAAATTCCTTGACGACATTGCTGAAAAGAAGATTGAACCGTTTATCGATCAAAGTTATCAAGATCTTGCTGATGTAATGAATGCGTATGAACAGAAGATGTTCATGAAACGTGAAGCAATTGCTGACAAGGGTATTTGGACTGCAAAGAAACGGTACGCACTCAATGTCTATGATAACGAAGGTGTGAGGTATGCAGAACCTAAACTCAAGGTAATGGGATTAGAGATTGTAAAATCGTCGACACCACAAGCATGTCGTGATGCACTCAAGAGTGCAGTCAAACTTATAATGAGTTCCGACGAAAAAACTGTTCAGGAGTACATCACAACATTCCGTGATGATTTTAAAAATCTTGCTTTTGAAGACGTTGCGTTTCCTCGTGGGGTATCTGATCTAACTAAATATCAAACGAATACCAAAGAGTTAGAGTTTATGAAAAGCACACCCATTCATGTGCGGGGTAGTCTGCTCTACAATCATTTGATCAAACAGCACAAATTAGAGAAACGTTATGAATCAATCAAAGATGGTGAAAAGATCAAGTTCTGTTATCTTAAAACTCCAAATCCTATTAGGCAAAATGTTCTTAGTGTCTTGTCTTCCCTCCCGAAAGAGTTTGACTTAGAAAAATATATTGATTATGATCTGCAATTCGATAAAGCATTCCTCGAACCAATCAGCACTATCATGAATGCTATAGGATGGGATGCTGAGAAGAGAGCAACACTAGAGAGTTTTTTTGGATGAGTGAAGTAACCAAGAGTAGACATTTAGCAAAAGCAGTGACATGGAGAATCATCGCATCGATCACCACTGCCGTAATAGCATGGTATTTTGGATTGCCCCCCAAAGCAGTTGGTGCGGTTTTCGTTGCTGATTTGATTATTAAATTTATTCTCTATTATGCACACGAACGACTATGGTACAAACACATAAAATTTGGAGTTAAACATGTCTGATTTTGATTTCGGGTTCAGTATGGTCGACGAAGACGAACTTGACATCGTAAAAGATGCCAAGACGTATGCATCTGCATCAGAAGCAGAGGTTGACAAATACAAAAAAAAGTGCGATACTTTATACAACATGGTTTTGCCACTACTGAATAATCTGTCGGCAAATCCTGATAAAGATTACATTAGATGGAATGGTAAAGATCGTTTACGTAAAATAGAACAATTTCGTGATAAAATGGATGAGGTATATACATCGTGAATTTTTTAGGTGATTTAGTTAAGGGCATGGACAATGCAAATATCCTTGACGAAGGTGGTAACAGTTCGGAATACAGTGGAAGTATTGATACTGGTTCTTACATTATGAATGCAGTGTTATCTGGTTCACTCTATGGTGGTGTGCCTAATAATAAGATTACTGCGTTTGCAGGTGAGTCTGCGACTGGTAAGACATTCTTTGTTCTTGGTGTCCTTAAGACATTCTTAGAACAGAATGAAGACGGGGGTGTCATTTACTTTGACACCGAAGCGGCAGTGACTAAGAAGATGATGAGTGACCGAGGTATCGATACCAAACGAGTCGCAATCGTCGAACCACAATCTATTGAAGAGTTCCGTACTCAAGCAGTGCGAATGCTCGATCAATACATTGAAGGTAAAGAGCAACCTCCTATGATGATGGTGCTCGATTCTTTAGGCATGTTATCAAGTGAGAAAGAACTAGAAGATACTGCTTCTGGTAAGAACGCACGTGACATGACTAAGGCACAGTTACTCCGTGGTACGTTCCGAGTTCTTTCTCTGAAACTCGCAAAAGCAAATGTGCCATTGCTTGTAACTAATCACGTCTATGACGTAGTAGGTGCATATGTCCCAACTAAAGAAATCTCTGGTGGGTCTGGTCTCAAGTACGCAGCGTCTTCTATCTGCATGCTTACCAAAAAGAAAGACAAAGACGGAACCGACATTGTTGGTAACATCATTAAAGTCAAGATGCATAAGTCTCGATTCACAAAAGAAAACAAAGTCGTCGAAACCAAGTTATCTTATGATTCTGGTCTTGACCGTTACTACGGTCTTCTTGATCTTGCTGAGAGATACAATATTATAAAGAAAGTCGCAACACGATATGAACTTCCAGATGGTCGTAAAGTATTCGGTAAGGCAATTAATGATAATCCAGAAGATTACTTTACAGACGATATTATGGCACAACTAGAAGTCGCATCACAAAAAGAATTTATGTATGGACGAGAAGAAGAGGTGGTTGAAGATGAACCGGAAGTATCAACTAGTTGATCATAATAAATCCTTTCATGATAAGCACTGGTCTATCAGAATTGATGAGGGTGAGTATGAAGGTGTCATCTATCAATATGATACAGTATCTCTGAAAGAAGAGGGTGAGGATGTCATATTAGATTTCAATGTAATCAATTTAGAAAACCCAAATAGTATGGATTTGACTGATGATAAGATGTCTGATATAATGGGAGACATCTTAGTGGAATTACTAGAAGATTATTTGAAAGAGCAAGAGAAGAATGCCGAAAACGGAAACACTGATACTGAGGAACTTGATTCACAATGAAGAGTTTGCAAGAAAAACTCTTCCCTATTTGCAATCAGAATACTTTCAAGACCGACTTGAAAAAATAATCTATGAGCAAACAAAACTTTTTATTGAGGAATACAACTCTCTACCTACAAAAGAAGCACTGACTATTCATGTCGACAACAGTGCGCAGATGTCCGATTCAGAGTTTGATCAGTGCTCTAAACTCATTCAGTCATTTGAAAACGAAGAAGTAGATTCACACTGGTTAACTGATACTGTTGAAAAGTGGTGCCAAGAACGTGCTATCTACAATGCTATCATGAATTCGATCTCAATTCTCGATGGTGATGATAAGAAGAACGACAAGGGTGCAATCCCCAAATTACTGTCAGATGCATTAGGTGTATCCTTTGACCCAAACATCGGACACGATTTTATTGAAGATGCAGAATCTAGATATGAATTTTATCATAAGGTAGAAGAACGCATTCCCTTTGACCTTGAATACCTAAATAAAATTACAAAGGGTGGGTTGCCAAACAAGTCTCTGAATATTATTCTCGCAGGTACTGGTGTCGGCAAATCCCTTGCGATGTGTCATATGGCATCTGCTAATCTATTGAATGGATCTAACGTCCTTTATATTACCATGGAGATGTCAGAATGTCGCATCGCACAAAGAATTGATGCTAACTTGTTAAATGTGACTTTAGATGACCTTGAGGTTCTCTCTAAAGATATGTACGACAAGAAGATTGAACGCATAAAGGGGAAGACAAGTGGTAAACTTATTGTTAAAGAATATCCTACTGCTAGTGCAGGTTCTGGACACTTCAGACATTTGCTAAACGAACTCCGACTCAAAAAGTCTTTCGTCCCAGATATCATTTATGTTGACTATCTGAATATTTGTACATCGTCAAGAATTCGTTCAGGTGCGCAAGTTAATAGTTACACTATGGTGAAAGCAATCGCAGAAGAACTACGAGGACTTGCAGTTGAGTTCAACGTTCCCCTTGTATCAGCAACTCAAACAACCCGTTCCGGTTATACAAATTCTGACGTTGGTCTAGAAGACACGAGTGAGTCGTTCGGTCTACCAGCTACCGCAGATCTAATGTTCGCTCTCATCACGTCTGAGGAGTTAGAGGATCTTGGTCAAATTATGGTCAAGCAACTTAAAAATAGATATTCGGATATCAACCCGAAACGATTCGTGATTGGGGTTGATCGTGCTAAGATGAGATTATTTGATTGTGAGCA